GTTCTCGATGCGGGTGTGCTTGGCCAGTTCCTGCTCACCCAAGGCCCGCAGGGACGCGAGATAATCCTCCTGGCTCTGGTTGTCTTCCTTCTTTTTGGAGGCGGCGTCCAGATACAGTTCCCGCCGGGCAGAGCCGGTGTTGCCGGTGGCACCCACGGTGACGGTGCCGTCCGCGCCCGCCACGGTCACGATGTTCTTGTAGTCGGTAATGCTCTCGGTGTAGGTCAGGCCGGTCAGGTTGCCGTACTGGGGCGCATACCGGGCGTTGGGGTCCAGCTTGGGCCGGTACAGCTCAAACAGCAGCTTCTTGGCCTGCTGGTCGAACCGCACCCGGAACCCGATGTCCAGCTCCTGGCACACCTGCTCGGCGATGTTGAGCAGGCTGCCGGGCTTGACCTCGCCGGTGTAGGTGTCGGAAAGATCTGCAAGCACGCCCAGCTCCAGCCCCGGCCATGCAGCCGCACCGGACACCAGGCTGCGCAGGGTGCTTTCCACCGCAAAGCCGCTCAGGGTCCGGGTGCTGATCCGCTCGTCCAGGATGCAGGCGGCGTCCCTGGCCGAGATCACGAGCTTGTGTTCGGAGCGGTCGGTCTGCGCCGAGCAGATGCGCATGATGCGGTCGGAGCCGGTGAGCCAGAGGTACCGGTCCGGGCGGCACAGGGCCTGCAGGTCGGTGGAGGCGTGCAGTTCCAGCTGCGCACCCTGCACCCCGCTGTACACGTTGTAGCGCTCCGGCCAGACCAGCGACACCCAGCTTGCCAGCCGGCCCAGCAGGTTCAGCTGGCCGTCGTAGACGCAGATGCTCTTGTGGCCGCCTGCCGTCAGGGCACTTGTCCGCTCAGCCATTGCCGCCCACCTCCAGAACCACGGTGGAAAACGCTGTGCTGCAGGTCAGGGTCAGGAACAGCCATTCCGTGCCGGAATCCGCTGTGCGCTGCCATGCCTGCGTCCCGTGGCGCAAAGTCCACAGGGTGCTGCTCCCGTCCAGCGTGGACATGATGTTGTAGCCGGTGCCGTCGATGATCTGTTCCAGTTTCAGCTGGCCGCTCTCGCGGTACAGCCGGAGCTTGTCGCCGTCCTGCAGGGTGGTGACAAAGCGCAGGAATTCGCCGGTCTCCGGGTCCTTGACGCCGGGGTTGACCACCGGGCCGCGGGCTTCCAATGTCAGCTGCCAGTCCTGGGTGGCCAGCCCGGTGTTGGCGATGCGCAAATAGTTGGCCTGCTCCCGCACGCCGTAGCTGTGCACATCGTAACACACCGGCAGGCGGAAGGTGGGTGTTACGCTCAAGGTCGAGACGGTGAGCTCCTTCACGCTGTGCCAGTAGGGGTCCGGGCAGTAGAGCTGAAACGAGAAGGTGGGCCACCGGCCGGACACGCTGATGTCCGGGGTGCGCTGCACCTCAGCGTCGCACCAGTAGGCCCCGGCCACGGTCAGCCGACCGGTGACGTAGGGCGCGAACACATCCCGCAATTGTCGCTTGCAGTAGTCCTGATTGCGCAGGATGCGCCCGGTGACCGTGCGGGTCACGCCGGATATGCTCCGGCTCTCCACGGTGGCACCTACCTGCTGGTAACCCTGGCTGGTCTCCAGATCCACGGGCAGGCCACCCAGCGGGGTGATGCTCCACAGCACGCCCGCCGCGTAACCAAAGGAAAAGGTCAGGCCGTTGCTGGCCTTGAAGATCGCGTCAAACACCCTGCAGCACCGCCCTTTCCTGCTCGTACTGTGCCTCGCGCATCAGGTCGGCAGCCGTCTGCGCTTTGCTGTAAATGTACTGGTTGACCTCGATGTTGGGGCGCTGGGTGCGCTGCGGCAGCGGAGCACGCTTCTCGTAATCCCACAGGGAGCCGGAGGCCGTGGAGGTCGCGCTGCTGCCGGAAGTGCCGCCGGAGATGCCGGGGGTGGTCTTGCGCTTGAACGCGCCGCCGACGCCGGCCACGATGGCCGCAATGGCGGCGGTCAGGGCCACACCAGCCGCGATCATGAGCAGGGCCTGCGGGGCACCGAATCCGGTGGGAAACAGTGCCGCCGCGACGGCTTCCAGCATGCCCACAAAGGCACTGCCGATGGAACCGATCAGGGTGCCCATGGAGGCCAGAATTTCCGGGAAGCTGGAGATCAACCCGCCCTTCAGGCCGGTGCTGATGGCGGTGGCCGCCGCAGTGAGCGGGCCTTTCAGCCCCTGAAAGATGCCGGTGAGGGTGGAGCCGAGGCCCTGCGCCTGCGTGAGCACGTCTGCAAAGCCGCTGGTCAGTCCCTTGGCGAGGTCGCCGCCCAGGTCCCACAGGCCGTTGGAAACGGCGCTGACACCCTTGCCCAGCGCGTTGTTGACCTGCTGGATCAGGTTCTTGCCAAAGCTGTCGATGGCCTGCTTTGCCTGCGGGGCAAGGCCGTTGTACAGGGTGGACAGCACCCATTCGCCGACAGACTGCCAGTCCTGTTTTTTCACTGCGTTCGCCAGCGTGCTGAAGGTGCCCACCACGCCCTTGTCGGCCTCGTCCTGCCAGCCCTTGACAAGGCCGTCAAAGCTATTGGCAGAGGCCTTCTTGATCTCCTCGGTGATCTGCGGGACACCGTCGGCGGCAATGGTCTTGACCCGCTCCACCGTGACCAGCGCCCCGTCCACGATGTCGTTGTAGGTCTCGGTGATGACCTGTTTCTGGGTCGTGGTTTTGTCGGTCAGGGTCTCGGTGACCGTCTTGGTGCTGGTGGCAATGCCGTTGACGACGGAATCAAAAGAGGAAGTGACCGTGGAAGCCGTCTCCCGCACTGTTTCCATGGTCTGCTGGATGGTGGTCTGGCCCTTCTCGTTGGTGGTGGTGATAGTCTTGATGTCCTTCAGGACGCCGTTCACCATCTGGCGGGAGGTGTCCGTCACCACGGTTTTCAGCTGCTTGGTATGGTCGGACATTTCCTCGGTGGTGGTCTGGGTGGTGCGGGTGATGTTGCCCACCATCCCGGTCACCGTGTCTGAGTAGGAATTGACCACCGTAGCGGCAGCCTTTGCAGTCTTGCTTGCCTTTTTAGCAGCATTCGCAGCCGCATTGCCGGACTTGGTATAGGCCGGGATGGCAACATCTGCGAGGTTCTGCGCACTGTCGGCGATGCTGTCGTTTGCATCCGTCCAGACAGAGCTCCAGTCCGCGTCCTCACCGCTGGCCGTTTCGGCGATGGTTGCGCCTGCGGTGGCAATGGTGGCAACGCCGCCTTTGCCGGTAAGGCCGTTGATGAAACTCTGGATCAGGTTCTTGCCCCACTGCACCGCCTGCGAGGGCAGGCTCTTGATCCAGGCAAGAGCACTGGAAAATCCGCCCTTGAAGGCATTCAGCATGCTGGAACCCATGCTCTTGACGCCGTTTGCCACACCGGTGAGGAGGTTTTTGCCGATGTTCAGCCAGTTAATGGCCGAGATCACCGACAACACGGCCTGCAGGATCTTCTTCCAGTTTGCCAGCAGATCCGGCACCGCCTTGACGATGCCCACGACCAGCTGCACGATGATGGCCACGCCCTCGCCGAGGATCTTGGGCATGTTGTCGTTGATGATGCCGCAGATGTTGATGATGATGTCCGGCACATAGGCGATCAGATCCGGCAGACCGGCGACCAGGCCGTTGAGCAGCTGGGTGATAAGGTTCAGACCGGCGTCCACAAAGCTGGCCGCGTTGTCCCGCAGCTGGTCTGTAAATGCCAGCAGCTGCGGCAGAGCGGTGGAGAAGAACTCCGGGATGCCCTCGGTGAAGCCCTGTGCCAGGGAGCTGAGCAGCTCGGTGCCGGTCTGCAGGAGCTCCGGCACAAGGCTGTAAACGATTTCCGGAATGCCTGCCAGTACATTGCCGATCATGGGCAGCAGGTTATCCACAAGAAAGGTCTGTGCCGTGTCGGCCAGCGCCTGCAGCGGTTCCGTCAGATCGGCACCGGTGGACCAGTTGCCCATCACGTTTTCCGCAGCCGCCTTCATGGCGGCAAAGCTGCCGGTCAGGGTGGTGGCGGCTTCCTTGGCGGTGGTGCCGGTGATGTCCATTTCCTGCTGGATGATATGGATGGCGCTGTACATGTCGGCCAGATTGCCCAGGTCATACTTCACGCCGGAGATCTTGGTGG